ATTTAAATTTAAATCTACTATCAAATAAATCTTCACTATAACCTTGCGCAATTAATTCATAAGGTCTAGAAGATATAAATCCAATATCACTAACATCCATATCATAATGTAAGGTATGTTCCCCCACAGGGACACCAAATAATATAAAATCTCCCGCCTGATTGGTGGTAGTGGTATATTTATAATACTTTTCATATATTTCTAAAGTTGTTCCATTGTCTAACATCTCTCTTTTAGAAGGGAAAGTTCCGACTGGGGTATGATCAAATGTTTGTTGTTTATTTGGTAATAAATTATAACGTATACCTCTATCATTTTTTTCATCATTAGTAGGTGAGGTATATGGATATATTGAAGAAATGACTGGATTATTTAAATCCGCCTCTTCAATGGGCACAAAAATGGATACCTTTACATTAGGTACACCAAATCCATTATTAATGTCTATTCTTCCCGCAATTACCCCATAATCGGCACAGAAGTTTTGGTACTCATCGGTTTGAGAAATTTTCAAACTTAGTATTTCTAGAAAATCATAGTGTTGATTTAAATCTAGATTTACCTTTAAGTACCCATCATCTTCACCTGGTTTGGTTCTAATACGGTATGATTTAGACATCCTTTCAATTTAATTCTGCTTTTTTGTTATCTTCAATATCTTCGTAGACTTCGATATCTAATAGTTCACTATTTTCATCATACCCACCATTATTTTTGAATTGTTGTTCTCTTTTCTTTATTTCCTTTTTAATCCTAAATTGTTGTAATTTCACAAATAAATTGGTGAATCCATTACGGAATCTTTTATTAATCCCATTAACTGATTTAGGTATAAAGAAATGTATAAATACTTGAAAAACTAACGCCAATACTATAAAGGGTATTGCTAATACTACCGCTATAAAGGTACCTACTTTAATTAAAAAGTAATCCGTTACATTGGAATTCATTAGTTGGTTGGATACTAAACTAATATTATCTTTTTCTTCTTGATTTTGATTCTGTTGATTACATGTACTACATCCCATAACTTTATTTTTTTACTTAAAACTAATTAAAAAAACGAAAAAGTAACTATTATTATGTACTAACACTTACTTTAATGTCCTTATTTGGGTATTTTACCTCAAACATTCCATTAGGGATTCCAAATAGAGTATATCTATTTAATAAGTCAACTTGACGTGTGGCATCATCTAATAACGGTTGTGCTATTTCATTAAAAGAATATTTTCCATTCTCATTAACTTTATTATATATTCTTAAATCCGTTACATTTAATACCCCTGCAACATTGTTTATATTCTCAATTAAATCAGATAGGTAAATATTATCACCCATATCCCATTTATTGATATCCATATAATCGGTAATTGAAGTTATTACTCCTGATATGATTTCCCCTTTAGGTATATTCTTATCAACAAATAAATCAACTTCAAACCCTAAATTTATTACTTGTCCATTCTTTATGGTTACGTAATCATTTATCATTCTATAATCTGCCAAATATTCGGCAATATTTTCTTTTAATGTAGAGGTGGATTGTGTAGTTAATTTTCCATTCTCATCTAATGCAAGGATAGAAACATTAACTTTATTTCTTTCTTCCCAAACACCAGTCCTAAATGGAACCCCATATCTACCCGGCATTAACTTTACTCTACTTTGATAATCTTTTATTGTCACACATCTATGTTGTGATGAAAAGTTATATCTAACTAAATTTCTAATTTCTTCTATTGATGGTTGTCCTAACCCTCCCATTGCAGGGATTGGGTTGTTAATAGTTAAACTTTCTCTTACTTGTGTATTAATATTACTATCATTACCATTAACGATGAAATTAATTACCCCTAATTGGGTTAATACGTTAGGCCCAATGTTAGAACTATTACCACCCCCTACTCTGTATCTAATAAACATAGTATTACTCACAGGTGGGATATCTCCCAATGATGAATTATTAATTAAATTTCCTATTCTATCTATTTGACCTCTACACCCCACAAAATCATTTAATGCGGAAGTATCGGCTTCACCACCACCGAAAATAATTCTACAAAATCCATTATCCGTAAAATCTTTTATAAATCTTTGTGGTGCATTTTTCCATTTACCTGGAGAAATACTACTATTATCACTTAATGTAGTATCATCAGTAGTATAAATTTCTGCTTGTGCTAACGCTGGTACTTCATACCAATTATTTTCAAACGCTGCCCACTCACTTTCGGTTGGGTTAGTAGTAAAATTAGTTCCTTCTTTAGTAATAATGTTTTCAATAGATAATACATTATCATCAGGTAATATAATTTCATTAAAGGGTTTATAATCTTGTATTTCAATAATCTTTTTAAATATTTTAGTAAACCCATTTAAAACTATTTCTCTTTTTACTAAATTATAACTTTGTATTTGACCACTACTATCAATATTAGGTAGAATTAATCTATTGGGTATACCTCCTGTTGTAAATGGAGATGTAAAGTCACAATCTTCCATTAATTCAAATACTTTACCTGCACCATTTGCTTGGGATCCTTTAAGAATTTTAGGTGCGTAAGATAAATCAAAGGTGTCTCCTTTTACAGGAACTGTGACTGTCCAATCCACAATTGTAATACTAGGTCTCTTTCCCGGCACATTCAATCCGAAAGTTCTAGCTAATTCTAATAAAGACGATCTTTCTTGAGCATAATCTATTTGAGTTTCATTAAACATTCTATCGGTTTGGAAAGATAACATGTCTCCTACCGCAGCATTTAACTCTAATAACATCATACCCACAGAGGCATCATTAAAATCAGAAAATACATCTGGATAATATTGTTTAATAAATTTTACTAACTGATCCCTTACATCAGCAAAATTTCTAGCGTTATAATCAATTTTCTTTATCATAATTAAAATGTTAACTGTATGGTATCTGAACTACTAAATGTACCTTCAGTAACAGTATATTTTAGTTCAACTATTATTAATTCTTGTATATCATCATTTCTAAATGTTATATCATTAACATATAGATTTGGTATATATTTTTTAATTGTTTCGTTTAAATTATTTCTAATATCATCATGTGTGATATTATCGTTTGGTTCAAAAATATATTTTCTTAAATCACTACCAAAATCAGGTAGGTATAACCTTTCCCCTTTATTTGTTAATAATAGATGTAATAAGTCCGATCTAATAGCATCTTTATCTGTACTATTTAATTTAAAATAATACCCGTTTTCACTATCTCTAAAAGGGAAATCAATATTTATATATCTTTTATCTGCCATTTGTATATAAATATTCTACAATAAATTTTTTAAAAGAAAAGTATTAATATAAAAAAAAGGTACCCATAAGAGTACCTTTTAATTAAATATATGTGTGAGTTAATTAAGTAATTTCACATGCACCACCTGCACAAGCTAACTCTGAAGTTAAGGTAGTTTCATCTTTATCTTCTACAATTTTAGATAAATCTATATCTTGTAGGAATTGAAACATTCTTTCGTATTGTTCCTCAGTTATATCCTCAAAAGGGGCTTGTACATAAGTTCCACCATCATATGGTAATACAGACAACCCATTATAGTGTTCTCTATTATCCCACATCCATTCACCTGCCAATTCCCAATCTTCTTCTTTCAATGAGATGGTTGCAGATACATTATGACTATTAGAACCATTTCTATGTCCACTTTTAACCCATTCCGTTGCCACTTTTTTCACTCTTTCTAAAAGTTCGAAAGCAGATTCAGTTCTTAAAATAGAACCTTCTGGTGCGGCTTGAGGGATAGATATTACTGCAGTATCATGTCCACGAAAATAATCATCTTCTACTAATTCAGGATGATTTTGTTTTAAGTATCCATAAATAGATTCATTTTTACCTACTCTTATTCTTCTAATATAGAAGTCATTATGCCACGCATGTATACCTGATGAAGTACCTAATGTTAATGAAGTTGTCCCTGCAGGTTTAACTGTAGTTGTTCTAGCAGCTTTATTAATTCCTAATATTTTAGCAACTCTAGAATTTTCCCTTTTAACAACGTCTGCAGCTTTAGTCATATCATAACCTAATACTCTTCCTGACCCTATTCCTGTCATTGATACACCAATCAACGCATCTTTTTCAGTAGTTTCTCTCCATATATCTCTTAGATAATGGAAATCAGTGTATCCAGCTTGTAATGTACCAATAAATGCTGCAGCTTTAACTCTTTCGTTTAAATCTTCTTGAGATTGGATGTTACTCACATTTACTTCACATAGATTACAGAATTGGTAAGGTCGTAGAGCAATCTCACAACAAGGATTAGTTCCCCAATCTTTATCATTATTTAAATAAATTCCTGGTTCACCAGATTGACTCAATTCAACTCTTTTCCAAAGATTCATAAAAAACTTTTTAGTAATTTTATGTCTCATTAAACAAGCTGAATTATTTGCTCTACCTCTTTGTGGATTAAGTTCCCACCAGTTTCCTGATTTACAACCAATCATTAAATCATCATCTGCACTAAATAAACTAATTAGTGCTGCTCTTCTTATACCACCTGCCAATACTGCATCTGCAATATGACAAACAATATCATGAACTTCAACAGTAGATAATTTATCACCATCTTCATGATTTTCTAAAATACCAGTAATCTTAAGAATACATTCTTTTAATGGTTGAGGTCCCGGTGCTTTACCACCAGATGTTATTAATCTCGCACCTTTAGGGCGAATATCAGAATAATCAAATTCAATTCGTGAACCTTTACCATTTAAGTATGATTTCATTAATACTTTAATCGCATCTGCCCAACCTTCAATAGAATCTCCAATAAGGAATCTTCTTTTTCTTTTAGGGTAAGGTTTATTTACGGGTGGTAATTTTTCAACGTGATGTTTTTGTACGGAATAACCTACACCAGTTCCACCTAATAATAGAAACATACACTCACTAAAGGAATCGATATGGTCAATAGGCATATATGCACAATTATAAATTCTGTTTGGGGATATCTCAATTGGTTTACCACCAAATTGCATACTCCTCATTGAGGGTAATACTTTCTTATCATATACAAATTTATAATTTTTTTCAATATCCTCTTTTAATTCAGGATATTTCTTAATGTGCATGTTTTTATTCCTGGTGACTAACTCTTCCCAAGTTTCTCTTCTATTAAAATCGGGTAGATATCTAGCATATTTCATGTAGACTGTTATATCCGATAAAATCTTATTTGACAACTTCATTTTCTTCTCTATTTTTTTTCTTATTATTTTATAGGGTGTTAAACCCCACTATGATTATATACCCTATAATCATTTTAAACGTATAAAAAAACTTATTATTCGCTATTCCCCATGATGCCTTTCTTCTTTTTCATCGCTTCAATCACAAGATTAGATTTCTTTTTTTCTTCTCCTTTTTCGAAATCTAAAAATGAAACATCACTCGACATTGTGGTATCTATCTTCAATGTACCATTATCAAATAGTATATCTTCCAATATTACCCCATCTTTACCAAACCTAGATTTTAAAATAGCTAAAGTTGCCCTTCCTTCTTCTTTTTGTTCTAATGTTTTTGCGACCGATAAAATAAAGTGACCTATTTGTCCTTTTTTGATTGATCCTCCGATCATGTCCGCTTCTACTACATTAGCACCAATAGAACTTCTATTACCTTGTACTGCCGTCCATCCTACAACATTTAATTCAGAAATCATGGTCTCGAATTGTCTCATAACATTTCCTTCTCCAGTCCATTCATCTTTAAATTGTTTTGTAGGTGAAACACAATCCATGTAATCTATAAAAACAATATCTGGTTTGGTACCATTTGAACTTAACTTCCTGAGATACTGTTTAATGTGTGGTATTGTTGTCCCATCACTCGGCATCTTTTTCAAAATCAAATTACCTTCCTTACTTTTAAATTTTGGTAAAATGTTTTTAATTTTATCTCTGTTTTCAGTTAATTCATTAAGTGGTACTTCAGTCCAACATGTAATATGTTTTCTCTGAATTACCTTGGGGTTATCCTCAAAAAAGATTTGTACTACATTATAACCTAAATTATATGCAGTATTTGCCATTTTAGTTATTAATGTTGTTTTACCAACACCAAAAGGTGCTAAAATAACTCCTAACTCTCCTTTAGATAAACCACCATCCATTAAATTATCAATACCAACCATTCCTGTGGGGATGGGATTTCTAAAATCCTCACATAACACATCATCGATGGCATGAAATACATCTATACCCGCATCTTTTTCTGTACCTACGGCTAAAGCATCTTTTAATATTTCTTCACATTCTTCATATCTATCAAAATCTCCCGCATCTAAAATCTTTTGTATTTTAGTATTTGCTTTTTTAAGTTCTTGTTGTTTACAAAACTTAATAGCTACTTCTTGAGTGTGTAGACAATCTTTATGATCCGTATTCTTCACTTCTTTAATCATAGTAATTGCAGACTCTCTGGCGATTTCTCGTTTAATGTCTACTTTTATTAATTGAAAGAGTGTTTCGTATGTAGGTATAGATTCATACTTTTCAAAGTAATCTTTTAGTGAAGCAATTATAATTCTCAGATACTCATTATCAAAATATAATGGTTCAATAATGTCCATTATTTCTTCTGAAAATTTTGTGTCTTCGATTAATTGTTTGACTAATCTTATTTGAAAACTATATCCTAAATATCCTAAATTTGTTCTTTTATCCTTAGTCATTTTTATTAAAATGTGGGTTTAAATATAAATATCTCTTAAAGCGCGTAACCTTCATATTCACGCGTATAATTTTTTAAAGTTAATCCATTTTGTATGGTTGAAATTATCTCCGGAATAATGGAACGAATGTCAACATCATATCTAACTTTTGGTGGGAAATCATTACCACTAAAAAATGTTTGTGCAACTACCCTTCCTTTAACCTTTATTTGGAAAGTGAAGATGTCTTCGTTCTCATAAATATTCTTTTTCTCATCCTTCTCCAAAGGTGGTTGAGTTATATACGGATTATAATATCTATATAGATAATCACAACTTCTTCTCTTAAATTGTTCTTTAATCACATATACTGCATCATCTATAGTTTCTTTTAATTCTAAAGATCGTAAACTATGTACATTAAAACCTTTAATTTGGAAATTTCTTCCGACTATAGGTTTATTATTAATCAATAATAAAAATTCATAAGGGAGATTTTCATAATTCTTTTTCATAACTTTTTAATTTGCGTTTTTACTAAAATAACTTTTTTCTTTTTTAATAATTCTAAGAAATGGTCTTAAAAAATTTATATAACCATCTCTACCCCCAGGTATCGCCATTGTTAACCCATCTTCTACCATCATTTTAATAACATTTTTTGTTGTCCTATCTTCCGGATCAATAGGAGTTTCAAATAAGTCATCTAAATATGTTTTAGAAGATTCGGTTAATAATGGTTTTTTTAAATCAATAATTTTATCGTTAATATTATAGATATCCTCCCCTTGAATACCTACAGTAACTTTATTGATTATGTTGTCTAATGTTTTCAATCTTGTCTTTCTTTCGCTTTGTATTATTTCAATTTTACTAAATATATCTTCCAATGTCAAAGATTGTAGGGTAAATTCGGGAAAATATTTTATTAAAGTTTTTTCACTCACCCCTTTTATACCTTTAATGTTGTCACTGTTGTCACCAGAGAGGATTTTTAATAGTTTTATATTACTATAATGATGGTTAAAATTTTCATTATAATTTTTAATAGTTACTATTTTTCTTAAATTTATTACATATACACCAATACGTTCATGTAATAATTGTAACATATCTCTATCATTAGTGACTATGACTATTTTTTCATCATCTTTAATTTTGGAACAATAATACGCAATTCCATCATCTGCTTCAATAATTTCATCTTGAAATTGTCGAATAAATAGTTCTTCACAATATTGGATTACTCTTTCTTTTTGAATGTATAATTCGGGTTCCGAAGGTGGTTGTTGAGTATAGAAATCTTTGTCTCTGTTGGATTTATAATCTTTATAGATGTCATACCTTAACCTACCACTAAATATCCCATCCCAGAAGACAAAAACCCTATCATAACGATGTTCATTAATACACTTCCTTAACATAGTTAGGAATTGAAAAATACCGCCTATATGGGTTTCTTTATAGTAAAGATTTTTCGCTCCATGATAGGCGGTTTTTAATAATGAATCACCATCTACTAATAGGGTGGTTGTATATTTTTTTCTTTTAGTTGGTCTGGACACTTCTCATATTGATTCTAAAAATTAAACAATAGTTATTGATCGGCGTATTCCACTGGTGATTCTATAGTATCTCCTTCTTCAATAGAAAAATCTACTTCTTCACCAACACTGTCAAATACTTGTGACCAATATTCTTTATAATCTGATTTATAAGAATCAATAGACTTCTTATCATCTTCTATGAACCCATGTGTGGTAGCTAATATTCTACAATCAGCATAACCTAATCCGTTCATATGATTTTTATGTATACCTACCTTAGTCCTTACTGCAAAGTTTACTTTTCTACCTTTGTTAGTCGCATTTAATTTAGATACACCTGAACTTTTCTGATTACCAAATAGAAATACTAACGCACAAGATAAGTAAATTGATTGTCCTCCTTTAGGTTGGATTCTTGGTTGACTAAAAGGATTATCAGGTAATTCTACCCAAGGTTGGTTAACAAATACCATAGTATTAGTATAAGGAGCACTTTCTTTACGAGAAGATGTAATTCTTTGTGCCATACCCATACCCCATTTTTCAGAAATAATACGAGCGGTATGTTGATTACCACCTTTACCTTCAAAACTCATTTTACAAGGAATTGTTCCTATAGAGTCCCATAAAAATACAATATCATGAGGTATATCCCCATTTTTTTGTGCATCTAATATTTCAGTAACATAATCAAATGCTTGTTCTATGTATTCGAATCCCAACCTATATAATAGAAATCCATCCCAAAATGCTTCGATTTCTCCTGTACTTTCATCTACTTCTTCAACATATTCAGTTTCTAATCCCATTTGTTTAGCATGTTCAAAACTAAATTTCTGTTCGGTAATAATAAAAACAGGTAGTATTCCTTTCTTTTGTGCATCTACTGCGGTTTGGATTAAAGCGGTAGTTTTACCAGTATCAGAATGACCCAATAACATATTAATTTGACCCATTGCTGGTCCTGGTATTCCTGTCGCTTTTTGGAAAGATTCCCCTAGATCAAAGTATTTTTGTTCTTTATACTTATCACTAGAAGAAAAACGTTTCCGGATACTAGAAAAATCAGTTGATTTCTTTTTTAGAGGTTTTTTTGCCATAATGCTTAAAATGGTAAGTCGTCAGTTTCTTCATTATCAAGTGGAGTTACATCTACACTATCATCTGTAGTGTCTACAGTAGAAGTAGTAGTAACATCATCCTTCAATAAATTTATTTCATCTTCCAATGAAGCGGTTTCTGATTCTTCTCTTTCTTCTTCCGCAACATACTTACTTTGTTCTGAATCCCAAATAGGAGTCATATTTTTTGCAACTATCTCTAAATATTCAGGAGATTTTTTGGCGTAAACATCTCTAAATGTTTCTTCGTTGTTAAACCACTCGTTAGCTTTGGTGGTATCTTCAGTTAATAGAGTTACATCGTCACACATAATAGAAGTCACAACGCTCCATCCTTTCTCATTTCGATTAGTAGTAATAATAATATCTCTACCTTCTCTAGCATCAGTGATATCACCTTTTAGTTTAAACAAAGGCATTAACTTATCCATAACACCATCACCAGTGTATTTATGTTTAAATCTCCAAAATTTAACACCATGATCCTCGTTATCTCTATCTATACCTTTTACTACATAAAATTTACGAGGAGTATATTCTCTCGCCATTTCTTTGGCTTTCTTACTACCCTCCATTAATAAAGCTTCTTTAGCTTCATAAATTGGGCAATCTTCACCATCATTTAATTTACTACAGTAAATTTTTTCATATTTACCATTAACTTGTCTTTCGTAAAAATATACTTCTTGAAAAGGAGAAGTACCATCTTTTCCAGGTAAAATCCTAAAAGTTCTGGTAGCACTTTTAACTCCTTTTTGTAGTTTTTCTGTGAAATACTTTTTTAATCTGTCCTCGTTGGAGATTCTACTTCCTTTTGTACTTTTTTCAGTATTTTTCTCATACTGAGATAGTATTGCGTCTAAAGCTTTACTCATTTTTCTAATTTTTTATGATTAATTAATTTAATTATTTAAATATAAGGTACTTTTTTATAAAAGTCAATATAAAAAAAAACCTATAATGGTTAAATTTACACATTATAGGTCAATTAGTCAAATTAAAAAAATAAGTTTATTCTGTTTCATCATTTGCATCATAATCAAATGATTGTTGTACTTCAGTTTTACTATAATCGTTTACGTCTTTTTGAGTAATTATATATTCTTCTTTTTCTTCACTACCTACATCATAACCTTCTTGATCTTTCCAAAAATCAGTTAAAGATACACTATAAGGGAATGAATCCATTGATCTCATTTCTAATTGTTCTACAGGAGTTGGGTTTCTCTCCTCTATTTCTTTTTCTAACTCATCTATTTTATCAATAACTTGATCCATTCCAGATACTTGACCTTCTAAATCATTGAATTTTCCTAATAATTCATCCATTTTTGATGTTAAAGCATTAATTTCATTTCTTGTTTCTTCTGCTTTATCCACAATATCGGTAAC